ACCGGGACCGTTGTGAAACGGGCAAATGCGCGCCGACGAATTGAGAACTTGTCGGTTTCTCATCCATCTTCTTAGGACTATTTCATGGCGATAAAACGTATCACTGAGGGACCCCGTATCAGACAGGAGCTGGGACAAAATCCCACCTATCTGAATTACACGGTCTCGACTGCGAAACCAACTGCCGGGTATCCCTACTCGGGAGTAATCGGCATTGGCGGTTGGTCTGGTTCTCACCAGACCATGCTTGACGTTGTCACCAAAGATTTCCACAAGAAGATTCGGGCTGGTGTCGTGATTAACAATCCGATGACAAAGATCTCCCTGGAGACAGGGATTCCAATCATAGATTGCACCACGTCGACATCAGGTTCGACCAACAACTTAACTCGTCGTTGGTTTGGCGAAGGCACCGATTATCTTTTCGGTCCACTCGTCCCTGATCGTAACAGCGTAAACTTTGGAGCATATCCCAATCCTCCAGGTGTATCCGTTGAGGACTGCTCGCGCATCCTCAGTACGGTTGCCTGGAAGAACGTGAATGTTCCTTCTGCTTTATCGCTGGTTACACTCGCCGAAGCCCAGAAGTCCTTCGACTTGATATTCGATCGTAGCCGCAAACTAGCGGCCGTGATCGATGCCTTCCGCAAGGGAGGCAAAATTTCAGGTTTGAAGGCTATCCTTGGACAAGATATCAGAAAAGCCCCTCGTCCGAAGTTTATGCCAGTTTGGCTTCCTGACAAAGAAACAGTCAGGACCAAGCATGGTAAACCTCGCGGCATTTGGGTCCATGAGCCTCTCACGAAAGAACGCTGGGACCTCCTCACGGAGTCTCAGCGTGTCTGGCTTGAGTGGCGTTATGGCTGGAATCCTCTTGTAAAGGATATTGTCGACCATATGAAGGCCATAACCCTTCCTGAACCTTGGCGTGAACGCAAAAGGCATACTGCCCGAAGCTATTACGAAAAGGACGGGAAAACGTCGAGTACCATCGCAGTTAACTCTGCCGGTGGTATCCACACTCGACGTGTCGACTCTTTCGCCTACGTGAAAGGTCGGGGCTATGTTATCTGGGAGTTGAATCCCGGAAATCCCTTCGGTCGACTGAACGATTTTGGTCTGTTTGACATCCCCAGAACGATCTTGGAATTGATTCCCTACAGCTTCGTTGCTGAATGGTTTATCAAAACTGATGATTTTCTGCAAGCATGGCAACCTAAAATCGGCGCAACCATCGTGGCCTCCGGATCTACGATTAAAGTGCGCAAGCGCATTGATCGAGAGTTAATTGGTTGGACACTTATCGTGAATGGCGGAGTATCATGGCCAAATCCACCGATCCCAATCGGATCAAAGGACTGGTTCGTGATTAATTCCACCACTCGCACGGTGCCCCTCCCGTTACCGGATAGGCCGATTGTTGAGGTAAACCTCAACGTAAAGCGGTTAGTAGATGCGTTTGCCCTAACTAGGCAATCTGTGTCTCGACCATCCCTTCGCTTGTAACAAGGAGCCTTAAATGGCAAGCAATCTTCAGCTCAAAGCTACTTTGGTGCCCCCCACGGGGACCGGCAAACTCATGGTGCCTTATCGAATCGATGGCGACGCTGCCACCTACCGCATCAGCGGCGGGGTGACGGGTTCGTTCCATTATCGACTGAAGCGCACCGAGCCGAAACCGACCAAGACCTTCCCGGGCAGCCGCCGCGGCGAAGTGAAGACTTCTTACACCGTCACACACCCTACTACGGGTGTGGTTGGTCAAGTCGTCATCACTACGTCGTCGGCGATCCCGGATTGGTTGGACAAAACCGCATCTGATGCGGCTGTCACGGATCACCTCTTGTCACTGTCTGAGACGGAATCGAAAGACCATCTCAGCGTGGGCAGTATTACTCAATAAGTAATGCGCCAAGGACCATTGACGGTGAGTTTATTCATCATCGTCGCTGTGTCGTTGGTCGTCGTGACGAATCGTATCTATGATTCTCGCGACGCTGCCTTTCAACAGTTACAAAAGGAGTCGTTACGTGTCCAACAAAACGATAGGCTTTCCCCGACAAATCCCGCGCAACCAAGCGCTGGAGGGGCAAGTCATGAGGTCTTGGGGGAAGAGATTTCCCAAGGTTCAGGCCAATAGTCTTCTGAAGACTATTGTCTCTGAGTTGTCAAGCGGTCTCGTCCATCTTCGCGATGAGGATCGTTCCTTTCTACGTGACATTCTCAGTCACACTGATTGGTTCGGTCCTTATTGCGAATGGGGGAAGCAAAAGGTCATTCCACAGATGTATAGTGACCGTGCGAATGGTCCAGATGAATATCTGGCCGCCGCAACTATCGCCAGCATCGCTAGGAAATACGAAGGACCTTTGGTGACTCACATTGACCCGAAAGTCAATGCTCGTCTCCGATTCGAAAAAGCGGAACTCATGTGCCGCTTAACGAACAAGAGATTACGTCACCATCGCAACTATCCCAACCGACCTTTAGATAAAAAGGTCGGGGCGCATGCGATACTTCATCGTATGCGTTCGAAAATTTGGAAATGGTTGGATAGTTCTCCGGATCTCCAAGATGTTGTCGATCGAGCCCGACACGGGCCTGGTGGTAACCTCTCCACTGGGCGCCCATACTCCACTCCGTACTACAAGTTCAGAGGGGATTTTGGGTCCTACAAAGTAGGACGTGGCGCTCATGCTCTCGCACGCGCTGCCATCGTCACAAACGATTCGTGGCGTCAAGCCATCTGCTGTGAAGCGAATGGCGTCAAATGGCGGGAATCTCACCTGGTGAGTTATCCCCAATCCCTTAATTGGGAAACCATTGACGCAAGACTTGAGCTTGTTGACTACAATAAGGTTACCTTCGTCCCGAAGGACGCGTTCACTGAACGCGCCATAGCCATCGAACCCGATTTGAACATCTACCTCCAGCTGGGGGTAGGTGCCGTGATCAGGGAGAGATTAAAGAAAGCAGGATGCAACTTGAATGATCAGACTCGTAATCACGCTCTCGCGTGGTTGGGGTCTATTGAACATTCCTGGTGTGACCCTGTGACTATTGATCTTTCAATGGCCTCGGATACCGTGTCTTACGAGCTGGTCAAGGAGGTTCTGCCTCCCGACTGGTTTTCGTTGCTTAACCGTCTACGCTCTCCACAAGGGAGAAAGGCGGATGGCACGGTCATTAATTGGGCTAAGTTCTCCTCTATGGGGAATGGTTATACGTTCGAACTAGAATCCCTTATATTCTATGCGCTCGCTCAGTCCGTCCAAGACGAGCTGGGTGTGACAGATTTCTTTCGAGAAAACGGTCAACATGCATATGAGTACGTGGGAGTCTACGGTGATGACATCATTATTCCAGCGATTTGTTATCCTAAACTCGAGGCAATGCTTCGGTATCTAGGTTTCCAAGTCAACTGGGATAAGTCTTTCATCGCAGGCCCTTTCCGTGAAAGTTGTGGAAAGGACTGGTGGAACGGTAGGGATGTCCGGCCTGTCTTCCTCCGTGAGGAGATAATGAGACAGGGAGACCTAGTAAAAGTAAGGAATGGTTTAGTTTCGTTCTTCGAAACTCATCCCACGATTTACTCGGGAACTCCTATAGATGACATAATCCAACCGAAGTTGGACGTACATCTTTGGACACACCTCCGCGGTGTCGGGAAGGGTATGCACAGCGCATATCTCAATTTCCCCATAGACCAATGCCACGCGAGTGGCCTTGTCACCTATGATCGCGATTATTACCAGGCTTTTAAGCACCCGGTTGTTATCGAGAAGGCGAAAGTCTATCGAGGCAACGCCCGGTGGAGGTATCTCCAATTCCTCTACGCGGCGACTTCTCGGAGTGATCCAGAAGACCAAAGTAGCTTAACCGACATTGTCAGTAGACAACGACGATTGTGCCCCTTAACTCAACATATCGCTCAGGGTGGGAACCCCGGTGATGTGGTGAGGGCGGAGTGCACGGAACCAA